AATTTGCTCTAGAGCAAGCTGAGAATGAGAAAAAAGCTAATCTTGATTTAGAACTTGCCACCAAAGACAACGCCAAATTGACCGCAACTATACTAAATAACAATATGACCATCACCGAGAAATTCGCAGAGATGACCAGCAATCTCGAGTCGATGATGGCTCAGGCAGCCAAGGGCAGCAAAGAGTCCGCCGACAAATTGCGAGCAGCACAAACTAGGGTAGTAGGCAAGCAGCTCCAAGACATGATCAAGCAATTTGCGACTCCTCAGGCAGGCACTGCGCAGGCGTTTGTCGCTGGCTCTGCCGGTGCTGCTGAGGCGCAGATCAGGGCGAGAGTCGAGGGCATGAATGCTCAGGCCGACCCACAGAAACAACTGGTCGCTGCTGCTGCTGAGGCTGCGCGGCAGGATGCGATCCAAGCTGAGCAAATGAAGCGCCTAGTGGCAGCCGCAGAGAAAGCAAACATAATCAAGCCCGGCACTCTGGTCATCCCCAAATAAAGGAGGCGACATGGCGTATACACTGTTCAGCGAGGTCGCCGAGGGGCGCACGGCGAGCGTCGATCAAAAATTCAATCGCACCTATACTCGTGTATTCTTGGTACGCACTGACGCTGCGACATATGGGCCAGCGTACGCTGCATCACATCCATCGCTGCCGGTCATATTTAGCGCGCACAATGAGGACTCTGACGCGTACTGTCTGAGCATCAGCCCGTCTCAGGATCAGGGCGACCCTACGCTCTGGCGCATATCGGTCAATTACGGATACAACATCGATGCACCATCGGCAGCATCTGCCCCATCTGGCGATCCTGCCGTCGAGACTCAGCAGACTGGTCAAGCGCCCGCGGATCGTGTGGAAAATCCGCTCTCTAGGCCGAGGGATTACAGCGTCTCGACGACATCGTACCCGCTCGGCGTGATGTTCGATCGCTCTGGCACGCTGATTCGCAACTCTGCCAAAGATCCATTTCTGCCCGTGCCTGAGATCGTCAAAGGTGGCGCGTCGATAACCGTAGGCCTCAACTCCGTAAACTCTCCATCGGCAGCATGGATCGGTGCTATCGGCTCGGTCAATGCAAGCTCCTACACGGTCGGTCCGTATGTAATCGGCACAGCATTGGCCAAGCTCAATAGTGTTAGCGCCAATCTGGTGTACGAAAACAACGTCAGCTATTGGCGCTGGTCGCTTGTCTTCGAGTACCGTCCTAACGGCTGGACGCATGTAGTAAACGATATGGGCATGTTCAAGCTTGTCGCAGGCGTTCGCTCACCTATCGACTACAACGGCGTCAACGTCACAGTACCAGTCAATCTTGACGGTGCAGGTTTACCGCTGGCACCTGCGAGTAGTCCTATCCCGTTGACGTTCGACATTTACCCGCGTGTGACGTTTCCCGCACTCTAGGAGGCCCGTAGACGATGGCTGGCTATCTCCTAGACGACCAATCAATCGCGCGCCTCGCCACGCTCCTGCGTGAGTATGAGGCAGGCAATCTTGGCAACCGTGACCGCAACGTCATGCCACGATCTGGGCCGAGCTACCCAATCGTGCATGTGGTGCGTGTCACATCGACGACGCCAACATCAGGCTACTATCCGGGTAAATTGCTGACCTACGTTGCCGATACTGACACGTGGACCGACGATGTCGATATCAAAATCAAGGATATCAACGGTGGTGTGCCGTCAGTGCAAAGATACCTAGGTCGGTATGCAGGCATAAACACCTACGGCAATCCGGTGTACATGGTTATTCTCTCTGGTGGCGGTGGTGGCACAATCCTGTCGATCGACGTAGTTACATCCCTGCAATGTGTCGATGGCGAGATGCTGCCTAACTGGACGACACTCTGTATTCCCGGTGCGAATATATGCACGACTACAACGACCACTACGACGACCAGTACCGCAGCACCAACGACAACTAGCACGACCTCGACGGGTGGTGGGTAATGAGCACAATGCCGCCAACGACCTCGAGCACGTCGAGTAGTAGCTCGTCATCGACAACCTCGAGCACGACTACCAGCACGACCACGACGACATCAACAACTCCGTGTCCTGACTCGTGTATCTACATCTGGACTATGGGCTCATGGTTGCTTGTCTCCGGCAACTGTGGCGCAGGGTGTTTCTGCTGGGTGCCATCGACTCCTGGCATTGAGGGCGCAGTAGCAGTCGAGAGCTGCCGGGACTCTGTCCAGCCAACCACGACCAGCACGACCACCACGCCGACATGCGAGAACTCTGGATGTAGCTACGTGTGGATGTCTGGCATGTGGGTCTCGGTGGCTATTTGCCTCGAGGGATGTACCTGCGCAAATCCCTCATATGATGGCACAACCGAGGGCGAGACTGCCACGACATCATGCGTCGGCACATCGACCACGACCACCAGCAGCACACCGAGTGGATGCACATTCCAAACATGTATTTATCGATGGAATGGCAGTGCATGGGTTAGCGCTGTCGCATGTCCAGACGGGTGCTACTGTGGATCGCCGCCTGCCAGAGAAGGGGCATTTGTCAATGAGTACGTGAGCGCTAGCTGTCAGAGCACGCCACCAACAACGACAACCACAACGACGCCATCGACGACCACGACAACGACAGGTACTGGCACAACAACCAGTACGACGACTAGCACGACGACAACAACGACAACTCCATGCGCTGGAAGATGCTGCATACGAAATGTGTATTACAATGACGGATTGACATATTCAACAATTATTAAAAACGACTGCATAGGTGTATGTAATTGTAATTTGCCTAATCAGCCATTTTATGCGTTTGGTGGACCGACTCAATGGCGCATGTACGGTCCATGTGGCGAGACAAGCTATCCACAAGTCACTACGACCACATCGACCGAGCCTCCATGCACTGGCACATGTACTTGGCGATGGTCATCAGTCAGCGAACAATGGATACCATATGGAGCATCTGGCAGCTATTGGGATGCAAACAAGTGCCGGTCAAGTGTGCAAATTGGCAGTAATTTCTTTTTGCGCAAGTGCTCATGTATCTACCCGACAACCGCTGGCGCAACAGACAACGAAATTACCACAACCAACTGTGGGAAAATCGATTGCACCAATTGCGGCTGCGCCGATAGGTGGTGGTGCGATGATAGTGGCGTGGCCAAGCGCAGGCCTAATACTCTGACAGTGACATTTCACGACCATGATGGTGTATGGCCCTGCATGGACGGAGTGACGCTTACGCTAATCAGGCCTGAACGGAGCAGTATTGCCAGGGCTGCATATAGTCTAGCAGCTATGGTCGAGGTGCCAGCATGCGCGCCAAGTCTATTTAATTCGACATCGGGTGATCCTATTAGATTTAGGTGCGACACAGAATGTGGTGGAGTGCCCGGATATCACGGCACGTCTGCTGGCGTTGCAAAAACATTGTGGATAACCAATTTTGATTTGTGGCCAAAAAGTTACGGATATGGCTACCGTGTCAGAACAACAGACAGCTACGCAGTAACGCCTATTTATAATAACTGCACTTGTGGCACTGAAACAATTAGCAAGAAGGCTACAGAGTTTGGCGTGTTCGCAGGAATTGGCACCTACATGCGATCAGGAGCAAATGGAGCCATCGGCACTATGTGCACCGTTCAAACGATGGCGTTGTTTGCTCAAAGGTGCGGCTATACAAACCCATTTGATCCTTATCCAGTAGCGGGCAATTGCGTCTTTGACTCGTGCACCCCAGTGAGTTATACGGGCAGTTTTACCGTAGCTGAATTTGTATCCTTTTTTGCTGTCGGGGCTGGCGAAGTCTACACGTTTAACTATGGCGCTACCGCAGGGTCAATCTACTACACGATCACGGAGTGACGATGTTTTTGCCGTGCAAGCATACAACGCCACGCGATGGCTGCCGGATCTGCTGGCTGAGCCAGAATGATGAGCGTTATGCCAAACTCTGGTCTGCCGATGTGAACGCCCGCAGGGTGACATATGCACCAGCTCCTGACAGATCTCCGGGCCTAAATCCCGACCAGCTCGAGATGCTGCGCAAAATCAAGCTTCACATGGCCTCGCCCTGCCAGCATCTAGGCGAAGCGCTCGAGGCTAAGCCCTCATGTGGCTGCGGCGGCACATTGGCAATCCTGCACGTGTGTGGTAGACATGATCGCTGTAGGATATCATCGCGGGATCAGTCGCATCGCAACTGCATCACATGCGATGACTACGAGCCGAGAGTACCAGATGCGAATTGACCTAACGATCGGGATGGCGACCTATGACGACCCGCAGGGGGTGTGGTGGACCCTATCTTCTCTGCGCATGCACCACCAGCTCGACGGTGTGGAGCTGCTGGTCGTCGATGATCACCCCGAGCCTAATCGTGGCGACATCCATCACGTCTGCGCTAATTCACGGGCAAGATACGTTCATGCGCCCAAAGCCATGGGCCCAGCACACGCCAAGAATAGCGTGTGGGAGCATGCGCAGGGCTCTCACGTACTCGTCATCGACTGCCACGTCTTGCTCGTGCCTGGAGCGGTCGAGGCGCTCATAGCTGCTGCCCGCGCCGATGCAGTCGGTCGTGATATGTGGGTCGGCCCATTGCGCTCTGAGGCAGGCAATATCATCGCCACCGAGCTGAGCCCTGAGCTGCGCGGTGACTTTTTCGGCACGTGGTTGGTGGACTCGAGATACCCGGTCAGCGAGACGCGCGAAGTGCACGCCCATGGCAGCGCTCTGTCGTTTATGCGCAAGGCCGACTGGCCGAAGTTCTCGCAGCATTTCCGCGGATTCGCAGGCGAAGAGGTTTACATTCACGACAAAGTCCGTCTCTATGGCGGCAAGGTGCTGTACCAGCCATGGCTAGGATGGTGCCATCGTTTCCCGCGATTTGGTGCCGTGCCGTACAGCCTGACGCTCAACGACAAGCTACGCAACTATCTCATCGGCGCATACGAGATGGGGTGGAATATCAGCCAATTTAGAGAGTATTTTGGACGCAAGCTACCTCAAGCTCAGCGGCTTGAGGTTGAGCAGCAGGTGCTCGAGATCTACCCAAAAATCTTTGACGGCAGGTACGACCATGTTCCAGCCGTCAAAACTCACGACTAGGAGATTAGGTCATGGATGAGGTTAGCCGTTCGTTTGGCCCCCACGTCTGGCTGCTCTACGTCGTGCTCTGCGGAGTGTCTGCTGCGGCATGGTGGCTGGCGCAGAATATTCTTATCCCGGTGCGAGATGATCACCGGGAGTTCCTTAAAGAATTGCGCGGGAGCATCAAGGACATCAGCTCGACACAGCATGACCTCGCCGACACGGCAACTGTCATCTCCGCAAAAATCGATACACTAGGGTGCAGACCGCAACCCCGCAACTCAGGGATACAGCAACAATGATGCTCGCAGCGCTGCTCGTGATAGGCCAGCTCGTCGTACCTGCTGAGGTGCGTGGCGAGGTGGCCGAGTTTGTGACGGTGATCGCAACGACTGAGGGCAAGGTCGTCCGATATGTTGCGCTTGATCAGGGATTGCAAGTTTTTCCCTCGAGTCTGCTCGCCAATCAGCGAGCAACAGTGGTAACCAGCGCACGACCCGGCAGGTATCGACTGCTCGCATATACCAGCGTCGCAGATGTGCCAACTGAGCCAGTCATCACAACCGTGATCATCGGCAGCTCGACTCCACCAGTACCGCCGATTGACACGCTCGCCGATGCGCTCGGCGGTATCTATGGCGGATCGCAGGAGCGAGACAAGGCTGCGACATTGGCGCGTCTGCTGACGCTCTATCGGGCAGCGCCTGCGACTATCCGGTCGCCCACGATTACGACCACCGAGCAGCTCTACTCTGCCATGGTCGCTGCCCGGAAAAACGCTGGCATCGCTGACGCTGCCCTATCGCCAGTACGTGAGCGTATCGCGGTCGAGTGGACCGCAGTCATGGGCGCAGACGATCGAGCCCTGACGCCTGAGCTACGCGACGCAGCGATCACATTGTCAGCCCGCATCGTGTCAGCTCTGGAGACGATCCGATGAATAGCCAGTATGTGCCGGGATGGGTAGACGACCGGCAGGCAGTCGATGACATCGTTGCAACCTGCGTCGATGCGGACATCAGTAGTACGCCTATCGGCTCGACTCCTATCGAGGATCTGCCCGATCACGTTTATCTCTGGGATCTCGCTCGCAAAGCTACGGGTGCCCTGCTGCCTCCACGCAATCAGGGCAAGGTTGGCTCCTGCGTTGCGTTCGGGACTGCGAGAGCAATTGAGTACACGATGTGTGCTGAGATCGTGGCTGGCGAGTCTGAGCAGTACATACCGCTTGCAACTGAGCCGATCTACGGTGGTGCCCGCGTCGAGGTCGGCGGTGGCAGTATCCGCGGTGATGGCGCAATCGGCGCTAATGCCGCTGCTTGGGTGAGAGATTGGGGCGTGCTTGGCCGTGAGGAGTATCTGGGCATCGACCTGCGTGAGTACTCAGAGTCTCGATGTCGTGAGTATGGCAGTAAAGGTGTGCCCCTCGAGCTTGAGCAGATTGCGAAAATCCACCCGGTGCGAGCCGTCACGAGAGTGCGCAACTGGCTCGACGCAAAGAAAGCCTTGGCCAACGGCTACGGTATTGCGATGTGCTCGTCGCAGGGATTCACGATGACTCGAGACACCAACGGCATCGCCATGGCCGCTGGCACGTGGCAGCACTGCATGTGCTTATGTGGTTATGCCACGATCACTGGCCGCGAGTATGGGCGCATCGATAACAGTTGGGGCGCATCATCGCACACTGGCCCAGTAGGACCGGGCAGTCCTGGGCCCGAGGGATTCTATGCCTCAAGCAGCACCATCGAGGCGATGCTCAAGTCTGGCGACTGCTGGATCTTTTCGAACGTCGAGGGATTCCCGACACGCAAGATCTCATGGATCATATAGGAGGCTGATATGGTCGAGCACATCGAGCGAGTACGACGACTGGCACGCGGGCAGGAGGGCTGGTCTCAGCTCTGTCTGACTAGCGCAACTACAGTATTGAGCGAGGCGCTGGTCAAGGCACACACGCTCCAAGCCATCAAGGTAAAGCCGGGCCAAGCTATTCCCGATCCTAAACTGCTACGGGTGTGGGCTGAGGAGGTGTGTGACGCAATTCTCGCCGATCCTGAGTACCCAGACGGTCACGGCTGGCGGATGCTTGCCGAGTTCTGCACTGACCTGATCCGTACCCATGTGCTCGAGGCAGCCAATGTTTAACGCATTGTCTCGCTGGCTCGATCGCCTGCTGACATCGCCCGGCGTGGCAGATGTCTACGGCGGTACTCCTCGATCTCCGAGATGGTCAGCAACACGCCGCAAGCACCTCGAGCAGCAGCAGAAATGCGAAGCCTGTGACCGTGTCACCTCGCTCGAGGTACACCATGTGATGCCCTATCACCTGCATCCTGAGCTCGAGCTGGCACCCGGCAATCTCATGACGTTGTGCGAGGATTGCCATTTCATTTTTGGCCATTATTCAGACTGGCGCAGCCACAATGCACTAGTGAGAGTCGATGCTGCGGCATGGCTCGAAAGAGTACGATCACGACCTCAGGGGTGAGTTATGCTGCCAAAGATCAGTTGCCTATGCCCAACATATGGCAGGCCTCGCCAGCTCGAGCACGCTATCGAGTCGTTTCTACGGCAGGATTACGCAGGCGAGAAAGAGCTGATAATCCTTAACGACTACGGCGATCAGACGCTGATCTACGATCACCCGCAGGTCAAGATCTACAACGTGTCAGATCAGATTCGCCCGCTAGGCGCTAAGTTCAACGCGACTGCATCCATGGCCACTGGTGACTTATTAGCGATCTGGGAAGACGATGACATTTACCTGCCGTGGCGGCTGAGCTACAGCGTCGAACACCTCGACAGTAATCGCATCTACCACACGGCTAGTGCGTGGTTCGAGGAGGACGCGCACAAGCTTACAGCAAGCCGCAATCTCTACCACTGCAACCTGATGATGAGTCGTGAGGTGTTTGACTCAATCGGCAGGTACAGCGAGGTGAGAGATAGTGGATCAATAGACGTTCTGCTATTTGACGAGCTACGCAAGCGCTACGGCACCATCACGCAGGAGATCGAGGACAAGGATCGGTTCTATATTTATCGTTGGGGCACGTCTGGTGGCTACCACGCATCAGGCTGGAGCACCAACATCGTCAGCGAGATGGCTGCTAATCATCTGCGACTGCACAATACGACACGCGGCATCGTCGAGCTCACGCCGCATTGGCCGTACGAGTACACGGAGTATCTCCCATGCGCACGCTAGATCAGGCATTTCTCGATGCGCTCAATCGGCCCAGTGACATCTCAGAGCATCTTGAGACAATCCGCTCGCACGCTGCTGGCTACCAGCACATCACCGAGATGGGCGTGCGCGGTGGCGTCTCCACCTGGGCTCTATTGTCTGCACGACCAAGACGACTTGTGTGCTATGACATCCTGCCGATCGACATGAGCGAGCATGCCCGCATCGCGGCTGAGGAGCATATCGATTTTGAGTTCAAGCAGCTCGATGTGATCGAGGCAGACATCGAGGAGACCGATTGCCTGCTGATCGACACGTGGCACACGTACAGCCAGCTCTGCGCAGAGCTACAGCTCCACTCGCCGCGCATAAGAAATAATGGGCACATTATCTTACACGACACATATACGTTCGGTTATATCGATGAGCCTGCCTACCCTCACGCATCGAGCGCCGCTCTGCGATGGGGCAAAATGAGCGCTAAGCGTGGTCTACGATTAGCGCTCACGGAGTTTGTCGATAGCATGCCCGACTGGCGCATCGTGCTAGATCACCCGCACAATAACGGGCTCACCATCCTGCGCAGATCAGCCTAGGATCTCACGCAGGAGCCAGAGCGACCAATACAGCGTCCAACCAAGGGCCGCGGCTAGCAGCCCTACGCCGCACCAAGCAAACGTCTCGTCATATCGTGTCGGTGGTGATCGCTCATCCATCATCGATACCTCACGCATGCGTACCAGCCGTTGCGACCACGTACCACCGACTGCTCGACGATTGGCCGCTGGCCGTAATAGCAGCAGTTGCGAAGAGCCTGCGCTGCTGAGCTCGAGGAAAACCCAACGCCCTCATAGCGATACGACCCGCCACGATGCGCCATGCGCCCCTGCGCAGCACTTGTGCTAGCGCTCTGGTAAGCGCTCTGATCCATCATCAGCCCTGCAAGTAACATCAAAATCACGGATCACCCCTCTCACCCAGTCCTGTACCATCAGCTGATCGCCCACGCGGACGACACAATTTTCACGGATGGCATCTCTCATGCGCTTTATCTCGCGCTCGAGTTTCAATATGCGCTGCTGCGCCTCTAGCAACCAATCTGCCTCGTCACTGGTCATATGTCGCCCTCAGCATCTCGAGGCATTTAATCGCCTTGTCGATATCCTGCACGCCATTTTTCAGCGTATGACGCCACACATACTTGGCCGCATTACCCGCCAGATATGCTCGGTATCCGAGAACACCGAGCCCTGCCAATTGCGCCCGAGCGCAATCGACATCAGAGCCATCACGCGGATCATAATGAGCCGGGTTGATCGGATCCATACCCCATCCTCCTTAGCACACGCCTCAGGCGTTGTACTGCGTTGCGCCAGTTTCTTGACACTGCTGCCCGCACCTGCCCTAAGTCCTGAGCAGCAGACGCAAACGACTGATCACTCAGCCATGCCTGGACTGCATAGCGCTCGTGTGGCAGGCAAAATAGCAAAGCTTTGCCAACATCTCTAGCCACAACCATCGAGTTCTCTTCAGATCCGATGATGTCCTCATATGGAGCAGCTAGATCGTAGTCGCCAATCGTGCCCACTCGCATCGTTTTGCGCCGCTCGATCTGGCGCTTGACGTGATGTGCGCGCTCACGCCTGACGATCTGGTATACCCATGTCGAAAAGGCACCACGGGCAGGATCGTAAGAGTTCATGTGTCCAAGCACCCATGCGATCATCGATTGTGTCCAGTCCTCAGGATCTAGGTCTACAGGCTGGAATCGTCGCGCGGCTGCGTACACAAGCCGTAACTGATCGTCAGTCATAACACTCTCTGCAGTATGGTCGGAGATGCCCAGTGCCATCATCCTTGCTGCCGCCATACTCCTCGACCTTGGAGTGCGCCCACAAGGGCAGAGATTTTTTATTGCGGCACATTGCCCGGCGACAATTGCAACAATCCATGATGATCGCATCCTCAGGCAATTGCAGCACACGACCTGATGCGTCCATGGTGGAAACCACGACTCCGCTATCCTGCATGCGATCACGCACCTCGAGGTATTGCTGACGAGCCAGCAATAGAGCCTTCGCCTCAGTCGCATCGATGCGCTCGATGCCCCGGCGACCCTCTTGCGGCACAGTACTCGATGGTCGTGTCGCTCTGACAGATACGCGGATCTGATCATCAGGATGTGTCGCCATCGCTAATACCCCATCAGATCAGCGAGATCAGAGCTCAGAGCGTGACGAACCGCAGCTCGATGTTCTAGTAGCGCATGTCTAATCTCCTCAGCTACACGCAGCACCTCGAGCGCCGCCTCGACCTCATAAGGATCACAACTCACGTAGTGCATGATGTCTCCTCCTCAGTATCCTCACCACCGATCGCCCAGGTACTCGATAGATGCTCAGGCCAGAACAGAATCCGTTCTTCTGCCTTAGCTGAGCGGTTGAGCTGGCTACTCAACTCGCGCGCAACCTCCTCAGTGAGATTGCTGATGATCGCCCATTGCGTGCCACGATGCTCGACCATGACCTGCCATAATGGGCGCATAGATGCAGTCCTGCAAACAAAAAACGGTGACCATGGATGACAGTTCAGCGGCATCATGCCCGCGGATTGCCTCGCTACAACGAGCAGCAAGGCCCATGGTCACCGTTGGCTCAAATAGTCTCCATGCCTTCTGGTATAGCAATCATATCATAAACGTATTGCAGGCAGTGCAGAAAGTCGTACGCTCTCGATCGCTCCCAAAACCTATTGACATTGTCGTACAATGTGTATTTCACAAAGTTGTGATCATAGGTTAGTCTTTTAACGTCAAACCAATACAGAGTGTTATCCTCGATCACTACTTGCTCATCATTAAATTTAATAGCCCATACTCCAAAAGACTTGTGAATCTTCCAACCTTCGTCAGTGTCATCCCGTTCGATCATGTCAACCGGAAAAATAATCGTGCCCGACTTCCGCCTGTTACATGTGACACAAGCCGCAACAAGGTTACAAGGATTGTCGCTGCCGTTACGTGAACGCGGAATTACGTGATCGACTTCAAGGTTTTCCGATCCTGGCCGTGAGCCGCAGTATCGGCACGTAAAGTTGTCTCGATAAAGGATCTTGAACTTATCGCCACACTCAATCCCCATAAAGATCCTCCCGCTCCATCTCAGCGTCGCCGTTGGTCTCGCGCCAACATGTGCGACAAAGACCATCGGCGATCATGACTCGCTGAGCGCCACAGTTGGCGCAGGAGTCCTTGTGGTCAATCCATGGGTCTGTCATCTGTTCCTCCAGATACGCTAAGTGTTCCAAATATTTTTTGAATAGCTACGTCAACAAAAAATCCCAAATCTTGTTGCGTCCCCCCCTTTTCTGCCCAAAGCAATCGTAATGTTTTTACTGTTTGAGCGCTAAGGCGAAGCCTAACTTGCACTTTGTCATTTTCTTTTTTACTTGTTTCTTTTTCCATTTCTTCAAGTAAATCTTTAAATGCAAATATTTGATTCATGTAACTATCCCCCACGATTCAAAATGATTCTTCATGCCAGCTTTATGAAAAGCTTCGCATGTATCATTCTTTCTAAACATCCTTATATTTTTTCTTGATGGATCAAATAAATTTAGGGCATTATAATATTCTGAAACTTGAACAGATCCCCCACGTTTAATAATGCCTCTATTGTGCTGTTTGTTTCTCATATAGGTAAGATGTACATCTGGAATTTCAATGACCTCTGTGGGCTTGCATAGTGCTAAAAAACTTAAGCAAGCATATTCTCTATCATTTGGCTTTAAAATCCATGAAGATACAAATGCCGCTCTTACTGGAACATTTTGGCCGTTTGTCGAAATAGAATTTTTAACTGAAATAGCTGCCTCTAAAGAATCAGCCATATTGAGTGCTGGTAATGGTTGCACAACTGTGGCACCATAACACAAATAGTTAAAGAATTTTACCAGTTGTGCTGATTGTTTTGGTATTCCAGCAGTATCTGATAAAGACCTTCTTGTGCCAGTATCCATGTATCTATAACTTTCATCGCGTTCGTTAAAAACCACAGCCAAAATACATGGTTTTTTTGAAGCAAAAATGCCAGCTAAACGATGCTGGCCATTTAGCAATCGCCCATCATGAGTAAATGCAATTCCTTGTGAATGAATTCCCCAGTTTCCTGATTGAATAATTTCTTTAAATTGTTTAACTTTTGCAGTTATAAAGGGGCGATTATTCCAATTATTGTTTTCTAAAATAGACTTTGCAAGTTCTGGACTAATTAAAACATAATGCGACGTTCCATATTCTGTAAATCTGCGCAGAGATCGAAGTTGATCGATGTTTGCTAAGGCAGCAATTAACTGCTCGTCTGTAATGCCATTAAGCATGTTCATGATTCGCTCCTCTAACATCCAAACCTGCCGCAAAAATACGGCATCTCACGCCCGAGCCTCGATGCTCGGCTAGTACCCGGCACAGTTGGCACTGTGTTTCTGTACGCGTGAGAGCGATGAGTGACTGGGTACTCACCGCACCTGGGAAGCCTCAGCGCTGAGACGCTGCCAGTCCTCCAGGCATATCGATGTGCGTGCCGGATCGAGGTGGACCAAGTCCGGCATCAGACTCCTCCGTGAGTCTCTGTCCTCGTAAGCACAAGGTCAGAACGGCATGTCCACTGCCGTGAGCGTCAGCCATGACGCTGTCTCTGGTATATAGCAGTTGATCTCGCTCGGCGAGGTGCCGGAGACCACTAGCTGACGGATCGCTGAGACCTGCATCTCCTGCGTCTCTGGGTTATTGCCGATCTGCACAAACGCAAAGCACGATTGGCGTTTGTAATCTGCTGCTGTGACGACCGGCACCTTGGCGACTGGAGCAGCCGGTGGCGCAACCGCTGGTCGTCGAGGAGCACTATGCCCGAGCTCGTTTGTAGGCGCTGGCGCAGTACGCGGCCCAGGAGTAAACGCTGGTGCCTGCGCTGACGTGACATTGGCCAGCGGGATCTCAGGATCTGCGACCGGGATGGCTCGCATCACTCGTGTGCGTGATCCTGATTTATTGAAATCGACAAAGATCTTGAATGTCTTGCCGATCAGAGCATCAGCGTCAAACTCCTCGCCAGCCGCAAACGCTCGCCCAAGCATCGAGCGCATCAGAACACCAAGACCGTTCTGCGATTTCAACACGCACGGCGTGAACGCTGTGCCGCGCTGCCCTGCCTTTGGACCTGCAAGCACCTCATATTCCCAAGCAAGCGATGAGCCCCAATCAGGATGTAGCTCGCTAGGAGGCAGTGTTTTAACCTCTTTGAGCCGTGCTGTATATTCGCCCGCAGGCAGATCCTCACGTACATCACTTTGCGCAACCAATTTCATGTCAAACTCCAGCTATCGTGTAACGGTGAATATCACCTCTCGTACCCGTACCCGTCCGACGCAGGACACCTGCATCGACCATCCTCGCTAGGTGGCTCTCGATTGTCTGCCGGGTTCGCCCCATGGCAGTAGCGATCTCGTAATGCGACATCGGCTCACCGACTGCCAGCATGTGCGTGATCGCTGTATGGATCCCGCGCGCCTCGGCGTCTCGCAGCGATCCGCATACCGTATATCCTTCATCGCCGAGCTCGATGACCAGCTCAACCGGCGTCTGCCTAAACCGACTATTGCTGCGCAGAGTGCGCTGACGGCAATCAACATCGTCTGGATTGGTGCGGCTCAGCTCAAACGTAACCTCAGGCCAAGCCATGAGCGCAGAAGACCCGCGAGCGCCAGTCCCCTCAGGACCGCCACCTTTTTTCAAATGATGGATGACCACGATCGCAACTCCGGTCTCCATAAGTCGCCATAATGGCAGCAGCGCATCGTCTATCTCCGTGGCGTTGTTCTCGTCACGCAAAGGCATATTGCGCATCAGAGTATCGACTATAAGTAGATCCGCTCGATGGTCGATGCAATCTCTGACCGTAGCAGCAACCCACTCTCTCCACTCAACCATCGTGGGACGGCTCGTGAACGGTCGCACATACCATGCGACGTGATCGCCAATGCCGATGATGTCGGCGCGTTCTGCGATCGTCGGCCCGTCCTCCTCGGTCAGCACCAGTACTCGAGCTGGCTGAGTCGTAAGCCCAAGGAACTCGCCACCATCCTGCAATGAGCGAAGGAGATGCGAGATCAAGGTCGTCTTGCCGACCTTGGGGTGTGCGCTGATCATCGTCGCCGCGCCGCGCCTGATGCAGCCGTACCAAATCCAGTTCATGCTAGGATCAGTCCTTGGCAGCTCTGATGTGAGCAGGTATCGTCTCTCACGTCCGTCTGGATGTCGTCGCACTGGATCTGGTGTAGACTCTGTCACGACTACACCCTCGACAGATGACGTGGCCGTATCGGGAGAGGAGACTCTGAGCGTAGCGGTGACCTGCTCAGACTTGTACCCATCCCGATACAGCGCACGGGCGCAGTCGCCATAATCGCCACCATGGCGCATGGCAGTGCGAGCAGCAAACAGACTGTAGGCTCTACCCGCCTCGAGGTGTGACGCTGAGCTCGAGAACACATACATAAGCGGCTCGGCTTTATCGTTTCGGCAATGGCCAACGGTGGCTGAGATGCCGTCACGCTTGCCGGGTCGTCTCCAGTACTGGCTCTCGCCTCGAGTCGAGACAAGCGTCCATCCCGCCTCAGTCAGCAGCGTGTCCCAACTGCCTCGAGAGTTATACACTTGGCCGGGTGCGTCTGTCTCACTGCCTGCCCCTGGCACTCGTGTCACCGGATCGGCGCGCTGCGCAGGTGGTACGTGAGCGTGCTGGCTCTGTGCGATCGTCAGGATCTGGTGGACATGTGGACCTGACCACAGCGCTCTAGACTCAGGATCGATGTAGCGATCCCACCGATATAGGATCCCGGTAGGGTGGACATGCTCAGGACTACCAGCAGCGACAATGTAGTGTCCCTGCCCCCGAGTCTCGATCAGCACATTGCCCGCAGCCGTCCGAGCCAGCACAGTACCCGGTGGAGTAGAGTAGTCGAGGTGCATCAGCAGGTGACGACCACCCGATGGTGTGATGCTCAGGCTGCTGGTCTCGATCATGTCAAGCAGTTGCTGATCTGCACCCAGTCGGACAGTATCCAGCAGGCGCAGCCATGCGTCCTCGCTCTCGACATCCAGCACCAGCAGCTGGCTGCTCACATGACCGCACACGATACCAATCCCATGCCCTGATGACGATGTGTACCACTGCTGGATCGTCTGCTCGTCGGCACGATGCAGCATGTACGGTGCCCATGGTATCGCTGGCTTTTTCGCCCGCGCCACAGGAATGATGGAATACCCATCACGCAGCAATAGCCGCGCTGCGCCCAATGTCTCAGTCGTCATGATGGTGTCGCCTCGTCCGTGAGTGGGCCTTGATATCTTCTAATACCTATTTCAGGGCTCGCCATGATCCTCAAGCGAGCCGATGATGAGTCGAGGCGTGCCAGCGTCACTACAGCCAGCACAACAACCTCATCACCTTTTTGGACGGTGAGCACTATGTGCTCGCCCTCTTTTCGCGTCAACGTCAATCCGCGCATCCTTGCGTCTCCGTAGTTTGCCTAGTGCAGTCCGTGCCTTTTTTTCCTCTTGGACGCTGGCCACGTGTACTTGCCAGAATCCTCGCTCATCACGATCAGCTCGCAACTGGCGAGCGGTGATGAGATAATTAACCCAGCGAATCGAGCAGCCAAGCTCCTTGGCTGCCATTGCGGTCGAAGTCGTTATCGCCTTACGTGCCATCGATTCTCCAAAAAAACAGGGGCAGCGGGACCGCACAAAGAAGTCAACATCACATTCCCCGCCGCTGATATGTCGTAGTGGTTCTCTTTGAGCTACGACATATTTTGCATAGGGACGACCCCGCTGCCCGTGTACGTGTCAGTCGCAGATTACGACTGAGTTTGCGCCTTCCCATGGTGTCCACACAATCCAGCGACCATCGGCAAGGCAAACCAGATCGCAACCATCAGTACTCTCAGCCATGTCGTTTGTTCTGACGCCGATACGGCGCAAACGACCCTCGATAATGTCGTGGCAGTTAGTGCCCCAACGGGTGGCGTCAGAAATCGCTTCAGATACACACTTGACAATCTGTCGGTCGCTGATCTGGTTGATAGTGCTCATGTCTGGCTCCGTGTCTCTTATCTCGAGTCGAGCGATGTGCCCGACACGAGAAGATTACTTCCGGTCTTGGAAGATGTCAACTAGAATTCTAGCGATTGGCAAAGATTGTGACCGAAGTCGATGCGCTGGTGTAACTTACGCTCGCAGAGATTTGCGTACCTGCGCAGCCGCACGCAAAAAATATGAGCGGTATTGACAGAATGATCCGGTATCGCATGTTTGATCCTCCTGCGGTTATCATCGACAATAGATCCCGTCGTCATGAGGACATCCGATGGAGACCGTAGGGACACGTCGCGCGGCTGAGATCCTAGGGGTATCACCTCGATATGTCCGTGCTCTTGTCGAGCTGGGTCGTCTCACTCCGCGACCCGGTGATGGTCATCACCGACTCGATCCACGCGAGGTCGAGAGACTCGCCCAGGAGAGAGCACGATGCAAGCGCCCATCCTGATCACGCTGCCAGTTCCACCATCGGCGAACGCAATCTGGCGACCAGCGAGGCGCGGCCGTGTCGTTAAATCGGCGCAGTACTCTCGATGGCTCGAGGAGTGCGATCTGATCGGTCTCACGACCCGAGTACCACGTGATGCAATTCAGACGCCCGTGTCAATCTCGATCACGGTGCGCTCTGGTACTGGGTGGCGGAGAGATAGAGATATCGATAATATCCTCAAACCGACTCTCGATTGGCTAGTGCGCTGGTGCGTAATCGCTGACGACAACTGCGGCATCGTCCGTCACATCGAGGTGAGCTACGACATGATGCCGATCAGCGCAGCATGCGTGCAGATCGTAATATCGAGACATGGCGCGCAATCGTGAATAACGTGGCCTAGAATCGATTATCTTTTCTTGGTGGCCTATCTCACGATTTTGCAAAGATAACGCCTTGGCGCCCCGATTCTGTAAAGCTCTTGCGTAATGCGCCCCCATGTGCCCGCTCTCACGCGCGCGCGCGTACGTAACGCTTACGATCCGTCAGCTGCCAGCTGGCCGAAATGGAATGTAGGCCAGTGGCAGTGACGGCGCTACACATACACTAAATACAAATACATAAATACAAATACAAAGAGCGCGCGCGCACGAGTACTATAAGGGTAGGCGCCGCCACCCAAAACCCCATACGGCTATCGCCTATGGGGTCTTTGGGCTGGCGGGAGTAGGAGAGA